GGAGTTGCAGGAGTTGCAGGAGTTATTAGTATCTTCATCTATTGTATATTTAGATTTATCTAATGGTTTACCATACTGTGATATTGAATAGTTGTTCATATTATATTGGGGTTATTTAGTTATATTGTTACTACCCTAAAAACACCCAACCAAAACAGCTCCGACAAAAGAACCTCAACGTAGTGATTGGGTGTTTCAAAGATAATAAAAACGATGGTGGTTGAGGTTTGAACATAGTTGGTGTCGGAGCTAAATTTGTTTGCGTGAAGAATACTAACACAGATCCAAAAATAAATCAAGAAGAAAGTATTTTAACCCTCTTGTGATTAGTGGTATTTTTGTATACTATAACATATCAGTAAAAAAATAGTCTGGGGGTAAAGTTTGGAAAAAAAGAGCTCAACTTTAGCACCAACTTTACCCCCTAGAGGCCTTTTCTGTATATAACACCACATATTATATCATAATCTTGACATAATGTGATAGAAAACTGGTGATATTGGAGGGATATAATATAATAGAAATTTACCAAGTCAAGAAAGTTGGTGGCTTAAAGACTTGGTTTCTCTTAATACATAAATTTAAAATGTGTCATAATTAAACATAAGTGCCAAAAAAGTCAAATTTTTCTCATTTGGCTAAGGTCAGATATGAATTCGTGTTGGAAAATTGTTGTACAAATATACAAAGGGGTAAAGTTGACGTTTTAATTTCAAACTCTACCCCCAAACTTTACCCCTACGATTTTGTAGTAGATAAGCTCTTTTTTTTATACTAGGGGGTAAAGTGTTAAAGTTATCTCTCTATCTTATAGGTATCATAATAGTAGTAAATATATGTAATAACAATGGGGCTGATTTTTTTCAACTTTACCCCTTTGAGGGGGGTTGACATAAAAAATGTGTTCAACAAATTTCCTCCTTGATTTTTTCAGCCTCACCAACCTCATTTGACTTTTCCCCTTAAAGGTGTATTTTAAAAATATGGAAGACAAGCCACCATACACACCAGAAGAAGATGAAGATATCAGAGAGGCACTTGCTGTAGGAGCAAGCACAGCTCAGGACATTTGTTTTGAAACCGGATTAGACTACATGAAGATCATGGAATGGTTTGGGCATGGAGATAATACTAAAGAGGCTGAGAGGTTAAGCCAACAGCCATTGTGGGATGCCAAGAAGAAAGTATTGGGTGGTGGCAAAGAGGACACAGCTACGGCCAAGTGGCTCTTAACTCACCACAAAGAAACCAAAAGGGATTGGGGTGATCGAATTGAGCATGATGTTGAGGGTGAATTAAAACTCAAGGATTTATCGGATGAAGAATTGAAAGAAAGGGCTGCAGAGATAATGAGTAAGGTGCTTGGGAAATAATAAACAAAATTATTATGCAATTATTTATAGATTTACTCCAATGTGTTGCTATACTTGCAATTGTTTTTGGTTGTAAATGGAAAAAGTTTTAACCTATGCCAACAGTAGATGAACAAATAAAAGCAAAATTAAAAAAACTACCTCGTGAAGATGTGCAGGAATTTTTGGCTATTAAGGATGAGTTGGATAAAAGGCAGGTAGAAAATATGGCTGAAACATTTGTGCCCAATGTGAAAACAGAAGAGTTTATTAAGCAAGTTGGAGAGAACAAGGCATTTGTTAATATGTTTGTGGCTGCTAATGGGGTTGGTAAATGCCTTAAGAAAGATGCTCCTGTTTTAATGGCTGATGGTTATTATAAAAGAATGGATGAAATAGTTGCTGGTGATATGATATTAGGACATGATTATGAAAGTGGATTAGCAAAACCATCAAAGGTTATTGACATTTGGGATTCTGGCAAAAAAGAAGTTTATCGTGTTAATTTTAAAGATGGTACATTTGTTGAGGCTTCTGGGAATCATAGTTTTCCAATGAGAATGAGAAGTGGAAGAAAGTCAGCTATAAAAAAACGAAGATTAGATGAGATTATAGATAGAAAGATAAATAATGTTGGTGGAAAATTAAAATTTTTACAACCGAAACAAATTGAATTTGATAATAATTCTCATTTACCTATTGATCCATATCTTTTAGGTGTGTTATTAGGTGATGGTTGTATTAGAGAAGGGCATGGGCTGTCATTTACTAGTTTTGATAAAGAAGTGCCAATTAGAATTGGTAAAATAGTAAAGCAAATGGGAATGAAAATGAATAAATCAAAAGATGGTAGTAATAGTTTTAGTATTACTGAGCCATCATTAAAGGCTACTGGGCAGGTGAATAGATTGAAAGAATCGTTAAAAGAGCTTGGAGTATATGGTTTAGGCTCAGGCGATAAGTTTGTACCTCACATGTATAAAACTGCTTCAATAGAAGACAGAAAGCAGATATTATCAGGCTTAATAGATACTGATGGAACTTATAAAGAATATTTAAGTAAGAGTAAAAGACTTGCAAATGATTTTGTATTTCTAGTTAGGGGCTTGGGTGGAATAGCGAATTTAAAAGAAAGAAACATAATAACTAATTTTACCAATGGTAAAGAAAAAACATTTTACAGAGTATATTGGAAGTTTGATTACGAATTACCATTATCATTAAAAAGGAAGCAAAAGATTTCAAAAAAACCTGTGGACTATTCTAATCGTTTTGTAGAGAATATTGAATATGTTGGTGAGTTTGAATGTATGGGGTTAGAAGTTGACCATCCTAAACATTGTTTTATTACTCATGATTTCATTTCTACCGGCAATTCATGTGCTATGGTCAACATCCTAAATGCTATTTGTTTTGGTGCTCCTAAGCATGATCTTAACCGGAGCAGATGGAAAGAGAAATGGGGTGTGCCACCTGAATCATTCTTTGATTATCCATTATTTAATGACTTTCCTTATCTCAAGGTGGGTAGAATTGTATCAGATCCAACTACAATCAAGATGAAGATTGTGCCGGAACTCAAAAAATGGTTTCCATCCAACAGGTACAATGTTAAATATGATACAAGGAAAGAGGGTAAGCAATACGAAAGCCGATGGACTACTGATACTGGCTTTGAGTTCGATATAATGACTACAGAACAGGATGCTAAAGAGTTTGAGAGTACAGATCTTGGCTTTATATTGTTTGATGAGCCAATACCAAAAGCTATCTACAAGGCCTGTATTGCTCGTGGTAGACGTGGGATGATTGTGATTTGGGGCTTCACTCCATTGTCATATTCAGCCTGGATAAAGGATGATATTTACGATAAGAGGGATGGCAAAATGGTTGAATATGTAAATGCTACTGTATGGGATAATTGTGAAGATGTTGAGGGTACAAGAGGAATATTAGAAAGGGTAAACATTGATAAAATGATCTCTCAATATGATGAAAATGAGATTGAATCAAGAGTTGGTGGTAAGTTCGGCCACCTCTTAGGTCTGGTACATAAGGGCTTCGAGCCTAAGATCCATTTGATAGATCCATTCGATATTAATAAAGATGATTATGTTGTGGCAATGGCACTTGATACTCATCCAAGAGTACCGGATGCTTTGCTATGGATGGCCATTGATAATAAGGGCAGAAAGTTCATCATTGCTGAATTGTTTTATAAGGGTACGGATGCTGAACTCAAGGCAGAGATACAACGTATTGAGGTTGGTATTAGGCTAATTGATAGGCTTATTGATCCATCGGGTTTTAATGAGGATGATAGAACAACTGAGGTAAGCTTTGGTGAAAGGCTAAAGAAACAAAAGCTAGACTTTAGGCCTGGCTCTAAAAAGTTGCATGAGTGTATTAGGAGAACTGATAATGCTTTCAAATATGAATATCGTGATGGCCAGATGATTAGTGCTCCTGAATTGTATATCTTCAGGTCATGTACCGGATTGATTAAGGAGTTGCAAGGTTATGTTTGGGATGAGTACAAAGGTAAAACTGCTGATGAGAGGACATCTAAGGGGCAACCAAAGGACAAAGACGATCACTTTATTGAGGATCTACATCGCTTATTGATTGAGGAATATAAGTGGACACCTATTATTAGACGTAAAAAGAATACATCATTTAATAAGTTTGCTCATATTTAAATTTGCTTTTTCCCAAAGTATTTAGTATTGTCAAATTACATTCGTGTCGCAAGTATCGTTAATCTTGTAATTTAACGTCTTTTTTTATGGAAACAAAAGAATACACACAAGCTAAGTATACTCCGATAGAGGAAGAGTATAGATCATTGCTTATGAAGCAAATGACTAATGCTAAAAATCAGCGTGAGCAACCTCATGATGAATTTAATGGTATGAGTTATTCTGAATGGTGGGTGGAAAATGCTAAAGTTCGTAATGGATATAAAGAACCAAAGCAAAATGATAATGAGGTGAGGATAACATCTGGTACTGTGATGGAGAAAACCAACTCAATAGTTTCATCCTTATTGAATTTGAACCTTGAAGCAAATATTGATGCTTATGATGAAAAGGGTGGATTGGTTGATCAGGCTGGTACATTGGCAGAGGATCTTATCAAAAAATCAAATGAATTGGAAGAGCCAACTTACGATGAAAAGGAAGCTGGTATTATTGATGAGTTTTGTGGGCAAGGTACAGTTTATACAAGAGAGTATACAAAAGAGTTTGTTATTCCTGATAAGACTATTACTGAATTGAATTTAAAAGAGGCTGATAAAGTGAAATGGACTGAGGGAATGGAAAAGTATCATAGATACTGCGATACTAAAGTATTAATTGGGTTGAATGTATATCTTGGAAACATCAAAGAACCACATATACAAAAACAGCCTTTTATTTTTACTCGTGAGCTTATCCCTAAAGAAGAGGCAAAGGCAATGTATGGTGAATGGTCAAGGTGGGAGAATGTACCACAAAACCAAGAACAGTTTACAACTGAGGGTGATGATACTGATAGTAAGAAGTTTAACAATTGGGTATTGATAAAATTTGATTCACTTTTTGTAGAAGAAATCAATTTTTATGATAAGTGGGGAAACAATTATATGAAGTTGTTGAATGGTGTGATGATGTTTCCTGTTAAGAAAGTAGGTAGCAGATATTCCACAATTCCTCTTTCTGCTATTTTGGGTGTTAGTGTTTATCCTGTTGCTAAAGGTGATTATGAGATCATAGGCAATTGGGCTTACTCTCGATCAGTTCCATCAAAAAACATTACAGATGAAAAATTGTTTGATGAGTTTTTGAGATCCATGATAATCAAAACTCGTCAATCATATAATCCACCAATTACCAATAATACAGGTGAAGAGTTGGGTGATGATATTTTTAATCCTGGTACAATATGGGATGGTATCGATGCTGACAAGATAACACCTTTGATTGATTCTCAAGGTGTAACTTCATCTGAGTTTAATATGTCGCAATTCCTTGCAAAAATGATTGATAAGAAATCAGTATCACCATCTTTTGAGGGGCAAGAGGGGCAGAAAGGTCGTACATTGGGTGAGATTAATATAGAACAAAGACAATCAATAAAGAATATGGCTATGGCTGTAAGGGGATTATCTGGCTTTGTTAAACAGCGTACCTTGTTACGTTTATACAATATTATAAATACATGGACATTACCGGAGAAACTGAAGAATGGTATTACCCAAATGAAAGATGAGTACAAAACAATTACAGTTGATACTACTTTGGATGATGGTGATGGCAAACGTATAATTGAATTTACAAAAGATTTGCCTATGGAACAGCAGGCTCAAGCTGATAGTAGAATATTGTCAAAGATTAAAGGGATGAGAATACAAAAGGATTTTGTAAATCCTGTTATATTCAGACAGGCATTAAAATATTCTTGGAAAATGACTGTTAATCCAACTCCTAAATCTGATTCTGCATTGAGGATCGCACAATTCTCTGAATTCGTTAAGAATGAAATGGCTCTTAGTCAGGCTTTGGGTGTTCAATTGAAAGGTGAAGATATTATGAGAAGAATGGCAATACTAAATGATGAAGATCCTGATGATATAATTCAGGAACAAGTTCCAATGCCTCAAGGTATGCCACAAATGCCTGGTGGTGCTCCAATGCCTGGTGCTGGTCAACAACTTCAACCTAAAGCTCAAGCACAACCAAGTGTTAATACAATGGTAGGGGCTTAGTGTCAAGTTGATTGATTTGCGTTTTGTAAAATAATAAGTTATATCTTGATTGTTATCGTTTCGTAACTTACGTTAAAGTTTCGTGAAAATTAAAACATACATCAAAAGTCTTTTTAAAAAATCTGCTCCTAAATCAAAGGAGGGGTTTTTGTATTTAAGCGATAATATCAGAAAGATCAAGGGCGAGGAACTGAACAATATTAAACTGACTATTCAGAATTATGTTGGTGATGATGTTCTGAGTAGATTGATCACTTCTAAGGCCAATCAGATAAAGGAAGAGGGTATACAGAAATGCCACAATATAATTGAAACTGCTAATTCAGTTGAAGAGGCTGGAAAAAAGGCCGGACTGATTATGCTTGGGGTTAGCTTTAAATTAAAGGGGCTTGAGGAATTGGTTGATGAAATCAAATTCTTTGCCAAAAAAGAACCACAAGCGAGTAATCAACAGACTGATCCACATGCACATATTTAATTATGAAAAACATTATTTACATCACAAGTGATAATCCTAAGCAGATATTTAAGTACCAAAATAAAATAAAAGAAGAAAAGACTCAGGATGGTAAAGAATATGCTGGTGTGGTTGATGACAATGATTGTGTGGTAGTACCAACTCATCATTCATTACAAACTTTAGATACTAATAAGAAGGGTGAATATGACTCATCTAAAAAGAATGATGTTTATAAAATTATTATTGAAGATAATGGTGTGGCATCTATAACAAAACTTACATAACATTGAATGTTAATGACACCTGATCCAACAATCAAACCAAAGATACCAAGAGCACATTTACGATTAATGCATTGGTGGAATCAACTTATTAATGTGCCGGATGGTCATGGAGGATTTACAAGAAAATATAGATTTGGCTTTCCTCTCACAATATATGATCATCCAGTAATTAATTATCCTGTATTTAATAAGATAAGTGGTTGGTACAGAAAAGTGTGGAATTGGATAAAGTCATTATTTAAAAGGAAAAAACAATCTTAACAATAAAAAACAAACTCAGCCCTCAAAATAAGGGCTGGAACTTGTATTTTATTTATAAATTAACACAAAAATATTATGGCTACATATATTGATGAAGAGGGTAATGAAATTGAAATAGATGCTACCCCTGAAGAGTTGGCAAAATTACCTGAACTCTTAAAAGGTAATGAGAAACTAGAAACTTTGCAAACTGAACATGATGAACTTAAAATTAAATTTTCAGGTTTAGAAAGCAAAGATTTTAATTTTCGTAAGTTTGAAAAAGCTAGTGAGGAAGAAAAAGCCAAGCTAACTGAAAAAATGACTGAGGTTGAAAAGGCTGCTGTTACTAAAATATCAGAACTTGAAACTCAAATAAATAGTGGTAAGAAGGATGAACAGGATGGCTTAAAGGCAAAGGCTATTACTGCCTTATCTGCTGGTGATGAAGAGCTTGGAAAAGAGTTGGAAAAAGCTTATGAGAAATCATTAGAGTTTGGAGGTGAGCCAAAATCACAAGAAGATGTTATTACCAGGATGAATGAGGCTTACAGGTATATTAAGGGTGTTGTTCCTCCTGTTAATGCTTTGAACCAATTTGTTCCTAATACTCCTGTTTTAGAGAAAAAAGATAAGGAAAGGTACACTAATACAGAAAAGGGTAAGTCTATGCTACAAGAGAATTTCCCTCATCTGTACCCTAAAGAAAAGAAAGAGGAAGAGAAAAAATAATAATCATTTTAATTTAATATTTAATAAAACTATATTATGGATAACGAAATAGACAATTTAAGAAAAGAATATAAAGGTAGACATCCTGAAAACAATGAGCCTCTTCCTGCTTGGGATGCGGATGAATTAAGGGTTAAGATTAGTGAATTTAAGACTGTTGAACCTGCTAAAGAAGCTACTGAAGTTGTTAATACTGATACTGGAATGACTGAGGATGATGGTAAGGAAAAGACTTATAAGCTTACAGAAGATCAGTTACAACAGATTATGAGTGGTCAAAGGCCACAAAACATTTTTGAAAGGGATTTAGAGCCAGTAGAAGAAAAAGCTGCTAAGCCAAGAACTTATACTTGTAAGGTTGCTCTTTGGCAAAAAGATGCTGATTCTCCTTTGGGTGTTGTTACTGATTTAAAGACTATTAGACATGATCAAGATCCAATTACAAAACTTCATAATGTTGATATTATAAGAGCTACTATTACTTTTGAGAATGAAAAAACTCATAATTTTGAATTTCCTATTGGGGATCTTATTAAGATATTTACATTAAGAGAAGAAGTTATTATAGTGAAAGAAGAACGTAAGAAAATGAAAATGGATAGAGGTATGGTACATAAGGTTAAGACTGTTAAAGAGGGTGGTATCAATACAAGAATGGCTGGGGAAGTTACTAATGTGATGATACCACTTAGGGAAAGGTTTTTAATACCAATTATCACTATCAAGCGTAGAAATGGGCAAGTTTTAGTTTTACCACCTAGAGTAGTAAATATTTAATGAAGAAAGAATGTACACAACAACAGCTTGATGAACTTTTAGCATTGGGTTACAAAGGAGGTAATACGATTGGAGATTTTATAGAGTTCTTAGGAGATGATTTAATTGCTATTGGTAATCATAAAGATCATTGGTACTTATCCCACATAGTTCCAATTACAGATCCATTATGGGCTGGTGTAAATAAAACAAAAGAAAAGAAAACAATACGAAAAAAACTTATAGATGTCTTATGTAAAGCAGTTAAATATAAAATAACAAACAATAATTATGCCTGATCAAAAAGAAAAAGAAATTGCAACTATCAACAATGAAAAGCATTTGGATCTTATAACTGATAGGGTAACACCTTTGTTGAGAAATTGTCTTATTGAGAACATAAGAACAATGGAAACATCCAATGTTACTACCAGGATTAGATTAATTACAGAACAAGCTTTTGAAAAATTGGAATTTAAAGATCCATTACTTAAGGCTGGATTAAAAGCTTTATTCCTCAAAAAATCAAAAGAATTACTGGAAAAATCCACAATTAAGGCTTCTAGTGATGAAAATAATAATAAGATTGAATCAATAGCTTTGTCAATTTTGCCTGAAATATTGGATGGTTCACTTTTTGAAGAAGATGATGAATGGCTTGATCAATATATTGATGGCCAACTTTTAATGTTTGTACATAATTTACTCAAGCATTATTTCAATATGTATTTCCAAAAGGTTGAATTTGCAATGCTAAAGAATTGGGATGATGCTGAATTATTGACTTTTGGCAAAGAGCAATCAAGATTTACAATGGCTGAACTCGATAATATCATTAAAAGTGGACAGGGATTTAATGCGTGGCTTGGGAAGAAAAGGAAAGGGAAAATCATTTTAAGGGAGTTGGCTGAGGAATATTGCCAACTTCTTCATAATAAGATTGATAAAGAATTTGTTGATGAGGTTGTGGATAAAACCAATGCCTGTTCCTGGAACGCTGACTTTAGGACATTCTGTTTAAAGAAATATGATGAAAAATAATTATGGCAAAAACTTGTAATGTAAAAGCTACAGTAAGGGGTAATGCGTATATCTTGGAATTAGGAGATTTTGAAGTAAATGGTGTTAAAGATTGTATTTGTATTTATAATTTGAAAACTAAGAAGTGGCGATTGTTTAGTCCTCCTGGAAAAAAATAATTTGACACATTAATTAGTAGTGTGTTATTTTAAAAATACATTCGGAGATCCCACGTTACGGGAATTAATCTTTTCGGAGGTTTTTGCGTATATGGATTCGCACCCATGTCTTTTTTTTATTTACTTAATTTTTAATTATTATGGCTAATTTTGTTTTACCAGCCAATTCTAAGCAATGGAAAACTGAGAAATTTTCTTCAAAAACTACTACTGCTTATGATCAAGGCGAGTTAGTATACAATGATGGTACTAACACAGTTCCTGGTACAACTACCAACAGGCGAATGGATGGTATTTGTCAGGATGCTAAAGCTGTAGGGGCAACTGCTACTACTTCTTTAAAATATCTCGTACCACGAGAACCAAATGCAGGTATGATCATGGATGTAGGTACAGGTACTATTGCAAAAACTGATGAAGGTCAATGTTTTGATCTTACATCTTCAACAACTGTTAATGCTAATGCTTCTACTTATTCACCAGTTAAACTTATTAAATTCTTAAGTACCACTAAAGGTATTTTCGTATTTAATTATGAGATTGGTGTAGATGCTTAATCAGTTATTCTTTCCGTTACTCTTTAATTTTACTCTTTAAAAATTTTTATTATGGCTACTGTAACTACTACTGTAAACCAAATGACGTTTACAGAACTTGCAGACACTACTAAAAGAGTTGTAGCAGATCAATATAAAGCCGATGATGGCTTGAATGAAGTAAAATCTTTGTATACTGTTGATACTATTCCAAAAGGTACAGGTACTCAAAGAACTTTCACTTCTTATGGTTCTGATTCTTATGCTAACCGCATGGATGAAAGTGCTGATGCTCGACTTAATCAGAGTGTGCAAGGTAAATCCAAAACTATGTATATGTATCGTTTTGGTAAAAATTCTGCTGTTTCTTATATAGCTTCTAATTTCTCAAATACTCCAAAGGTAATTGATGATTTGACAGCTTTATCTAAATACATTCCTAACAGAATGGCTTTAGATCTTACTCATCGTTTCACTTATGCTACTGCAACATCTTATACAGATATGGATGGTGAAACTGTAGATACTACTATTGGAGGTGATACTCTTGCTGTTATTTATGGAACTCACACTCTTAATGGATCTGCTACAACTGTTACTAATGTTATTACTGCTAATCCTCGTTTTTCTAAAGGATCTTTTGAGGTTGCTAAAAATGTTGCTAAAGCTGCATCCCTTGATGAGTTTGGTATTCCGGTTACAATGAACTGGAATACAATAGTAACTGCTAATGAGGCAACTACTATTGATGCTGTTTCTATTCTTAAACGATCTACAACAGATCCAACACAAGATAATTCTGGTGTAGTTAATACACATAAAGGAGAATTCCGCCATGTTGTTCTTATAAAACTTGATACTGATGCTCAGGGTGCTTATGACACCACAAAACAGTATCGTTGGTTTTGGATGGCTGCTGGTCGTGGAATGGAATATTGTACATTCCATTGTGGGATTTGGGAAGCGGCTCATGGTGTAGCACAAGATATTGATATTAATAATGATGATAAAACTATGGGCACTCGTGGTTCATGGGGTATTTGTGTTACTGATCATCGTGGAATTACAATGTCAACAGGAAATGGTGCTTAAATTTTAATTCAATTATCAGCCTATGATTTTGAGGTCGGTGGTGGGGCAGATAAATACAAACTTATTAATTCTATGAATAATAAAGCTTATCAACAAGCTTTACTGAATATGGTTGCACAAGCTGTACCCACTTTTGGTAGAGTTTTTATTAAAATGAACTCATCTGATACAGATGAGGAAAATTATCAGAGGTTACAAGAAACATTTACTCCGGTAGATGGTCAACCTCGATTTTATACAAGTCTTTCCGGTGTTAATACAGCTATGGAAAGCAACAATGATGATGTTTGTCTTATTGATGCTAATAGTACACATAGCCAAGCTATGCTAACTGTTGATGGACATAGAAAACATTTTATTGGAATGGATGGTGGAGGTCGTAAGAACTCACAAGGTTCTAAGATTTTTACTCCTGCAACAGATGTTGCCGCTAGTATTGCTGCTATTCTAAACACAGGTACTCGTAACACTTTTAGAAACTTAAAAATTGCACAGCAAGGTACAAACGCTGCTCAGATTAATGGATTTATTGATACTGGTGAAGGTACTTTTATGGAGCATTGTAATCTTGATATTTATAGTAACCTTACAACAGCAGAGCATTGTGCTCTAAAATTTGCAGGTGATACTTGCCATTATAAGAGTTCTCAAATTGGTGGTTCTACAGTAAAGCATGATGAAGCTAATCAAGCTCCTTTTAATATTCATACTCATGCTGGATCTACTGCTAGATATTCAATTTTTGAAGATTTAGATATTATCCAATTTTCAACCGAAACAGATGCTTCTTGTATTAAGGTAGATGAAGCTGCTGGTGTAATTGGATGGCTCAAATTCAAAGATTGTTTCTTGCTATCAGCAAATAAGGGTGATGGTGCTACTACTGCTGGAACTATGGCTGAGGCTGTAACTTCTAGTGCTACTGCTGGTTATCTTTACTTTCAGCATAGCTCTTCTGCTTTCGCTACTGCATTTGCTGAAGCGGCAGCACTAATTTATGGTGATGCTACTTCTCCAACAGCAGGAAAAGTTGGTGAAATTATGGTAATTGCTGCTTAATCAATTAGATTATGGTTCATGTAAGTAAATTCACAACAAACGAGAGAAGAGTTCTTGATAGGGCAGAAGAAAATGCCTACAAGAGATCGCAACCTCGACCTCAAAGGGTGAATCCACCGGTTTATAGAAATATGCAAAATATTATCGATAAAGCCAAACGTGGAGAAAAACTTTAATTTTTTAACTTTTATTTTAATGAAATATTTTTATATTAACTCAAAGGGTGATCGTGAAGAATACCCTTTGGCTGGTAATGAAACCATCCAATTAGGTGCAGATGGTACTTATCGTGTTTTGGTTGATACCGGAATGGAAACTTATCATAAACCTGGTATTGTTTTACAAGCTATTAAAGAAGAAACTAAAGAAGAAAAAGAGGCTATAAAAGAAGCTGAAAAGGAAGAAAAGAAAAGATTAGCTAATATTAAAAAGGAGAAAGCTGAGGCTGAGGCTAAAGCCAAAGAAGAGGAAGAGGCTAAAGCTGATGCTGAAAAATTAGAAGCTGATGCTAAAGTAGCAGCTGAAACGCATGCTAAAGAAGAAGAGGCTGAGGCAAAAGCAAAGGAAGTACCACCTCCTCCTGCTACTCCTGTTAAAGAAGCAAAAAAATAAGAAATATTGATTTCTTACATGGGGGGCGAAAGCCTCTCTGTAAGTAATTAAAACAATTTACTTCTTAATTTACTAAATTATGTCTGATAAAGATCAATTTCCATACGATGCTATAGGTACTGCTACTGCACCAGCTACATTAACTGCTGCATATACTGGCAATACTAAAACATTATTATGTAAATATTTACCTCATTTGCACATAGATGCGATTTACACCCCTGAAACAGGGCAAACTGATAGATATGTTGAGGTGCTTATTGAAGTAAGCAATGATGAGGGCACTACTTTTTATAAAAGAACAGTACAATCCAATTCAACAACTGAATCAAAGGTTTATGAGGATAATGATACAGGGGTGGCCTTTATTCTACCTGGTGATAAAACTTCTACTGGTGGGGTTGCTTATGATTTTGCTTTTGATGATGCAAATGTTATTGGAGATCAAATAAAAATTTCTGCTAGAGAGAGTGGAGCTGCTAACTTTGGTACTTTATCTTTGAGAGTTACATTATCTGATTAATTTTAACCCCTTTATAAAATGAAGAATTTTTTTAAAAAACTATTCCTTAGTTTACTTATATTCTCTTTAAGTTTTAGCATATCTGTATATGCACAAAATATGGTAGATGGAGGAGATAATATGGTAGGAATATGGATGTTTAGTGATGATAGCACAGAAATCCTACCTACTGACTCTGTTGATATTGATTTTAATGAAAAGAATCTTGACAATGGTGCTGTAATTTATCTTAACGAACAGGCTGAAGCAAGTGCTGATATTACTGGTCAAGGTCAGTTTTGGGTAGATACAGCAACTCCTAATATTCCGTATTTTACTGATGATGCAGGTACGGATTGGCAATTAGGATTAGGTGGTGGTGGTGCAACAACAGCTTTGGATAATCTTGCTGCTGTTGCTATAAATACATCACTTTTACCTGGTGTAGCAAATGCTATTGATTGGGGAAGTGAAGCATTATTTGGAAGAAAGATTTATATTGCATCTGATATTAGTTTTGAGGGTGCTACTGATAATGATTTCCAAACAACTTTAACTGTAACTGATCCGACAGTATCTGATAAAACTATCACATTTCAGGATGCTGATGGTATTGTGGCAATGGATGCTACAGCAGTTACAGATTTAGAAGGTACAGCTTTATCGATTACAACAGGAACATTAAATGTTACTGAGGCTGATCCGCTATCTGCTACAAAAGCACTGGATAATTTAGTGAGTGTTGCCATAAGTGAGTCATTAGTATCAGATACCGCTTTAACTGATGATTTGGGAACAGAGGCAATACCTTGGTTAAAACAATATCTTGGTTCATCAATTAGTTTTGAGGGAGCTACGGATAACGATTACCAAACTACATTTTCTGTTACTGATCCTACTGCTGATAGAACTGTTACCTTTCCTGATGCTGATGTTACACTTAATGCTGCTGGAGATTTATCAGGAGGTACTTTAGCTGCTGGTGTATTAGCATCTTCACTTACAAGTGTTGGTACTCTTGCCTCATTAGTAGCCACTACAGCCGATATAAACGCTGGTACATTCGATGGTACTATTGGAGGTACAACACCTGCGGATGGTTCATTTACTACTCTTAGTGCAACTGGTAATGTAAGTTTAGATGCTGGGGCAGGTAATGCTCCAATATTATATTTAATTGATGGAGATGATAAATATCTTGCTTTCAATAAACTTGATGCAGGTGAAGCACAAATAGTAAATAATGAAGGTGCTTTGCATTTAATGCCAAGTGCTGATACTAATGATTATCTTTCAGTTTCAACTACTACTAATGTAGTTACACTTGAAACCATTGCTAATGGCGATGGCGATCTAGTAATTAAAGCAGGTGGTGGTGATATAAGTTTTGATAATGATAATCTAATAACTACTGGTACTTTGGGTGCTGGTGTTACAACTTTAGGTACAGCGAGTTCAGCAACAGGACAGCTTGTTTACCAAAATTCAACTAATGCAAATACAGTAACCTTACAAAGTGGTGCTACATCAGGTAGTTATACTATGACCTTACCTCTAGCGATTGCTGGGGCTGGTGAAGTTCTAACTGATGCAGCAGGTAATGGTGTATTAAGTTGGGCGGCCGCTGATGGAGGTGCTAATGCTGTACTTTCTAATTTAACAGCAGGAAGTGTAGCTATAAATACCTCATTAGTTTCAGATACAGATATAACAGATGATTTAGGTACTGGTGATGTAAGATGGAAAGATACATGGTTTCAAACATTAAGTGCTGGTTTAACCGCAACAGATACTCTTAAGTTAAGAGGTTATGATGTCGATGGAACAGCTTATGTAGATATTTTAACAATTACCTCAGCTAATACAGTTACAGCAGATTTGAGTTCTACTGTAACAATAGGAGGTAATGCAATTTTAGATGCAACTTCTACTACTTCCGCTTTAACGACAGTAGGAGCTTTAACATCAGGCTCTTTAGGAGCAGGATTTACAGATGTACCAATTGCTCAAGGTGGTACTGGTGCTTCAACACTAGCTGGTGCAAGTATTCCTACATATACAAGTACAAACACATTTACAAATAAGCGTATAACTTCAAGAGTAAAAACATTTGCTTCTGATGCAACACCTGATATTGATTCAGATGATTACGATGCAGTAACAATAACAGCTCAGACAGAAGCTATTACTGATGTGAATGTAACTGGTACTCCCACTAACTTCCAAAAACTTACTTTTAGAATTAGAGATGATAATGATGCTGGTGGTTATGCAATTACTTGGGGGGGTGATTTTGAAGATGCTGGGGTAGCTTTACCAATAATTACTGTGGCAGATAAAATATTAACAGTAGGATTTATTTATAATACAGTTACCTCTAAATGGGGATGTGTTGCTGTAGCAAATGAAACTTAATATGAAAAAACTTTTAACTTTAATTGTAGGATTATTGGTTGGTACAGCTATGGCTGCTCCTATTATATTAAATGGAAATGGAGCTGAAACTAGGCCAATCGTAAAACGCTATTACAATGCTGATCATTATGATAATGGAGATGGTACAATATCAGCTTCTATAAAAGGGAAATGGGTTAATTATATGGAAAAGGATGATAGTTGGCAACCGATTAATGAGCATTTTGAAGATGTTGGAACTCATTTTGAAATGAGTGAAGCTCCATTTATTGCTAAAGTTCCAAAACTTTCAACTGGTACAGCTACATTTAATTCAAATAATCGTTATGATATTTGGGATAAAAAGAAAATTAAGGATGAGCCATTAACAATGCTTACTACCGCAGAGGGTGTGAATGAAGTGATTGGAAAAATAGAAACAGGAGATTTAGGATGGGGAGAAACTACTTATGTAGTATATGAAGGTGCTTATAATTTTGGAGATTTAATATTTGTAGTTCATAAAGCTAGAGGTACTCGTTTAACTCGTTTGGTACGTTTTAATGAAGCCCCTAGTGAGGACTTACAGATAACTTTTGATTTAGATTTTTCTGATAAAATAAAAATCCGTAATAACGGAAAGACATGGAATCAGAAAGGCGATTTAAAAACAAATAAGGTTATTTCAATGAGAAGCGACAATCTTACTAATACAAGTAAGCGTGGTATTGGATTGAGAAACTTTTACATGTGGAGTGATTACAATAACAGAACATCTATTGAGGTTGATATTAAGAAACAGGGGAATGATTATACTCTGACTAAAAATATTCCAATTAGTTATTTTAATGAAGAAACTGTTTATCCTGTTTATACAGATGATAGTACCAGTTTCAATCCTGATGCTAACCCTGAAACTACATGTATTGATGGTAGCGTACTAAGATATGTGGTACCAACTGGTGAAGATTGGGCAGACATGAGAACTAAGGCTGGGACAGATTCGCAAAAAGCAACTGCAACCACCTATTTTGCAAGAGTTCAAGCTGTAAATGTTTCTGATAAGTGGCAAAGAATTGAAAGGGGTATATTCTTGTTCGACACTTCATCAATAGGGGCAGGCTACGAAGTAGATAGTTCTGATTTTAAATTAACAGGAACATTTAAGAATAATGATTATAGTGGTAATGTAGATTTAGTTACAAGTAATCCAGCATCAGACACAAATATCGATACCCCGGATTATGACTATCAGGATTTTGGAACAACCATACTTGCACCCTCTATTTCAATTGCAACATTTGATGATGCTGGACTTAATACATGGGCTTTAAATGAAAGTGGTATTGCAAATATAGATATGGAAGATATATCAAAATTTGGTATAAGAATAAGTCATGATACTACTAATACAGAACCAACATGGTCATCTAACGGTGTTGATTATGTGTATGGTAATTATGCTGACAATGGCTCAAATGAACCAACATTAGATGTAACTTATAGTGAAGTTTCGGATTCTGGAAATATGTTCTTAATGTTTTAATTCTTAATTTAACAATTTTATGTTCAAAAAAATTAGAAATTTAGTGTGGGGATTTTTTACAGGCAAAGATATGAAAGCTTTATATTGGTATACATTTGCACAGTTTATAGCTGCTGGTTGTGATATAGTAATCCAAACTTTAACTGCATGGAATCCTGAAGCTTGGCAGACTATTGCTGCTGGTTTAATAATTTCTCGTATTACTAAAAAGCTTAATACAAAATAAATATGTCAAAATCTTCAGACACAATAATAGGAGAAATGCATACTGACATAAAATGGATAAAAACAACCCTTGAAAAAAAAGCTAATAAATGGGTGGAAAGGGTTATCGCAATAGGAATGTTGGGGTGTGTAGGATGGGCAGGTAATCAATTATTAGGCTTAATTCCTAAAGTGCAAGCATTATTTAATTAATTAATATGTCAGCAAAATCTTTACAAAAAGCATCGATAATCAATATAACTTCATCAAAAATCAGGATTAAACATCCTGATATTGATAAAAATCCAAATACCATTATGGCTAATGGTATTGCTGCAGCTGGAGTTACTTTAACTGTTTTAGATAATAATGGATTTGCAGATGATGATTTTATGATATTGGGGGCGATAGGAGATAACCAAACAGAAGCAATAGATGTAAATGGTGCTGTTGCTCGTGGAACTTCAATGACTATAACCAATACATTGAAATTTCCACATGTATTAAATGATCCTGTTACAAAAATTTACGAAAAACAAATTAAGATTTATGGTGCAGCTACGGATGGTGGAACTGGAACAGTAATTAAGACACTTGATATTGAATGGAATAAACAATATACAGAATATAGTTTAATAACTACTGATACGGCTTATGCTTATTATTATGCTACTTATTATGATGGAACTACAGAGGGTGCTGTTAGTGATTATATTTTGGCTGCTGGTTTGGGTTCTGCAACTGTATTTGGTGTAATCCAACAAGCTTTAGATATTGTTGGAATTGATATTGATACTAAGATAACTCTTAAAATGTGTACTAGATATGCTCAGGATTGCCAATTAGCTATTTCTCAATTTGTTTATCATAAGCCACGCACAGGTAAGGAAACACCAATTGATTGGGGGCATGAACTCACAGAAGATATTACTTCTTTATCAATTGATGAAAATCAAAATAGGTATGATATATCATCTTTGAATTTTAAATATACTGCTGCAAAATCAGTTACAAGTGTAAGGTTAGGGGATCTGAAAGCTATGGATAAGATTAATCCGGTTGAAATGGATGCAGAATTAGCCTATAGGCCTTATACTGAAGTGGCAACTCAAGCTGAAATTGCCGATATTACGCTTGTGGTTGATTCTAATGTAGAATATTCAGATACAGGTAATCTTTATCTTGGTAGCGAGATAATTACTTATACAGGAAAAACTGGAACTACAACATTTACAGGAATACCTGCTTCAGGTACAGGTTCAATAACCGCACAGCATTTAGTTGATGCTCCTGTATGGCAAAATGCTGCTCCTACAAAGCCTACAAAGTGGACAGTATTTGAAGATTATTTAATTTTAAATCAACCGCCTTCTGATGATTATGAAGATTATGCTATTAAAATAAAGTATTACAAAACATTAACAGCTTTAACGGAAGTTTCTGATTCTATCACCATTCCTTTTTACAATGTTTTCCAATATTACATAGCTTCAAGAATTGAACAAAGGAGAGGAAACACAGAGGAATCTTTATTATTGATGAACCAATTTGAAAAGATGGTATTCCAAAATTCTCAATTTAGGGATGTTTTACCAAAAGCTAAAAAAACTTATAAAAACTATGCAGTATGATATTACAACGTCTAAATTTCTTGGCAGGGGGAAACACAAATGTTTCACCATTTATAGCTGAACCAAATAGTTGTTTTGTATTATCTGGTGCTAATGTTTCGCACAAATTAGGGGCAATGCTGAAAGATGTGGGGTACAGCCAGGTTGGAGATACTCTTGAGGCAGGTAAAGGGGAAACAGGTCTTTTTGATTGGAGGCCAGCCGGAGGTACACAAAAGACATTAGCCACTATTAATAATACTGCAGGAACTAATTTAACCTTAAAATACAATAATGCAGGAACGTGGACTGATATTGTTCTTGGTGGGGCTTGGGATGCTTATGAGGATTGTAAGGTAGAATTCGAAAATTTTATTGGATATGCTTTTGCTGTTGGATATGATGCAACGGATAAGGTATTTTTACCAGTTGGATCTTTAACTGGTACAACATTTTCAACTGTAACGAATGTTACAAATATGCCACAGGGTAAATATGTAGTAAAATATCACGATAGACTTTATGTTTTAAATTGTAAAATAGGAGCTACTTTATATCCATATTCAGCTTATTATTCAGAAATACCAGTTGGTGGAACAGTAACATGGACACCATCAGCTATTAATGTTGGCTATGGTGAGGAAATAACAGGTGGTTGTGTTAATTGGGAAAGGTTAATGGTCTTTACTGATCAGAAGGCTTACATGTACGATGGAAGCTCATTTAAGCAAGTTTGGGATGAGGGGGCTTATCATCGTACTATTAAAAATAATGGTCAATTCATGGTCTTTTGTAACCAAACTAATGTTTGGCTTACCACAGGTGGGCAACCAATGCCTATTGGTGGGAAAATAATTGATTTTATTAGAAATGGTACACCATCTTCATTTTTTGCTGAAGTTGTTGATGAAGAATACAATTTATATGTTGGTACTGTTACAGTTGATGGTATAACTTATACTAATTGTAAATTGACATATAATTTTGCTACACAAGGTTGGAGGTGGAGAGAGCTTTATGATGATATTACTATATTTGCAAAAAAATTAGATTCAGGAAGAGAAAGGTTATATATGGGTTGTGCTGATGGTGAAGTTATGAATAAAGCCAAATATACTGATGCAGCTCTTGTTTCGGCAGATGATGGCCATGATATTGCTTCTTATTTTGAATTAGCTCCTATTATTATTAATGATTTGACTTTTGAAAAGGATATGCAGGAATTGAGAGCTTATTCAGAAAGAGCACAGGGGTTGAAATTATTTGCTAGAGTGATTGATACAAACTCAAGGGCAGCTTCTGAATTTCTACCTATTGGTATGCTAACTAAATTCATTAATCAATTTGAAGTAAATGTTAAGAATGGGGTTATTTTACAAATAGCTGGTTCTGAAAAAAGCTCATTACCATATTGGAGTTTCTATGGTATTGAAATGGATGTACAAAAAGCTTCTAAAATTTTATAAGTTATGCCTAGTATTGCCGATCTTGGCTATAAAAACAATGTTAAACCAATATCTGTAATAACGGAGGATCTTCCGTTAGCTTCTGTAAATCAGGAAATACCAAACAAAAGTATTGATTTATCCAAAATGACTATAGATACTTTTCAGGTTAATCAACACATGAGAGGCGGTGCAAGTGGATATAATGAGGGAATTGGATGGTGGATAGGAAGAGATGCGGATGGTACAGCCTTATTATTTTTTGGTGATAGCACAGGAAATAAGGTTACATGGGATGGTACAACTTTAACCATTGCTGGTTCTTTAACTGCTGGTGAAATACATATACCGGATAAAACAACAGCAAATTCATATCATGTTAATAGTGATGGTGATATGTGGATTGGATGTAATGTAGCTGATTTTGCTTCTGATAATGATAATGCTGCAGCTTATATTCTTAAAAATGGAGCATCTAAATTTCAAAATATAATATTAGAAAGTAATGTTACTATAAAAGATTTACAAACAGGATCAGAAATTGCAATACAAGGATGGCAATTTAATGGTGCTTATAGTGCAACGGATTATAGGGTGGTGGCATGGGCATCTGGTACTTTAAGATTAATGGATAGCACTACTTATGCAATAACTAGCGGTAATACTGGCAATATGACTGCTGGTGTTACTAACTATATTTATTTGGATATAGCGGTTTCAGCTACAGGTTTTCAGGTTACTACAACTGCTGCTACTGCTGTTGGTTCAGGAAAAATTTTAGTAGCTGTTGCAAAACCTGTAGCTGATGTGGCTAAAGATGCTGAATATCAAGTTTTTGGTGGTAAAGGTGGTAGTAGTCATTTAATTTCAGTTAATCAGATTGTTGCTAATTCTATTACAGCTAATGAGATGAATGTATCTCAAATATCTGCGATTACTTCTAATTTAGGTACAATAACAGCCGGTACAATAACAGGTGCAACAATACAAACAGCAGCAAGTGGAAGTCGTGTAGTTTTGACTTCTGATAATCTTCTTGCTTATGATGATGATGGTGATGTAATTTTTCAGATTAATTTAACTGGAACAGATGTAGGAGATGTAATAACTGGAGATTATGTTGGTGGAAAGGGAATGAAATGGGATAAATCGGCTAATCAATTACTTATTCAGGGGGATATGAGTAATGTGGCTTTTGATCAGATAATAATTACAGGAGATTCAACTATTAATGGGATTAATCCTGTTGTATCGAGTTTTGGAGGTGATGGTTCTGATGGAATATTAAATGTAACATCAGGAACAACAAATATAGCAATTCAAAAATGGCAGTATAACGCTATTTCTGTAGCATCAGGGGCTACACTTTCAACAACTGGAACTACTGGAATAATGTACCTTCTTTGTCAGCAGGATATGACTGTTACTGGTACTATTGATTTTAGTGATAAAATTACTGATTTAGCTGCTACATCTGCTGTTAATTTATATAATGGTGATACTTTTACACCAACTGGAAAGAAGAATGGTAATGGAGGTGGAGGAGGAGGAGGTTCAAATTATGGTGCTACTGCTTATTTTGGTGGTGATGGAGGTGATGGTACTGGTGGTGGTGCTGGTGGAAAAGGTGGTGGTGGAGGACTTGATAGAGGTGGTGCAGGTGGTGGTGCATCAGGAGGTTCAACACCACTTGGTAATGGTACAGATGGTGTAACAGGAGTAAGTGCAGATGATGCAATTGATAGTGCTGGTGGTGGAGGTGTTTATTCTACTTCTGCTGGTGGTGCTGGTGGTGGTGCTGGTACTGTAGGTGGAAGTGGATATGGTGTAGGTGCAGATGGTGATACAGGATTTGGTGCAGATGGTGGGGATGGTATGGCAGGTGGTGGTGCTTCTGGGGGTGAAAGTGGTAATGGAGGTGTAGATACAATAATTAATATAGGTGCAGATTTTGATGGTACAAGTGGAACTATTAAATGTGATGGTGGTGATGGAGATGCAGGAGGTGATGGTGGAGATGCAGGAGGTGGTGGATATGGAGGTGGAGGAGGTGGTGGAGGTGATGGTGGGGATGCAGGTGAATTAAGATTAGTTTATGGAGAATCTTATGTAGCTCCTACAATAACAATAGGTGCAGGTGCAGCAGGTGGTGCAGGTAATGGTGGTGCAGGTACAGGTGATACTGGAGATAATGGTGTAGTAGGTGATATAGGTGCAAGTGGTTCATCAACAATTAAAACAGTTCCAAATGTATATTAAATTTTTAAAAGACAACAACGGGTTTGTAACAGGATTTTTATCTCATATTCCAAAAAATAAATTGTATAAACACAATATTAATGATTTACATCAAATTAAAAATACAGATTATAAAATATTATTTTATTATTTATTAGGTAGAGAAAATGTTAAAATAAAAAGTGGAATAGGCTCAGTTAATATAGGAGGTATAAAATTAAAAGATGAAGGTGATCACGATATAAGACATGAAAAATTACAAAAAGATATATTTAAACGCAAATCTAATCATTTACTAAATTAATACTATGACATATTTATCAGCAAAAAAAGAAGGATTTACAGGCTCTTTCAATGATTGGGTTGATCAAGATAGGCCAAATACTGCATATGAAATATTTGGTGGATCTGCCAAAGCTCAAAGGGAATACGAAAGTGAAATTCGTCAGCAAGGCTTAATCAAGGAACTTGGGGCTACTGATCTTATAAATTTAATGACTACACGAGAGGGTAAAAATCAAGTTAAATGGACACTTGATGAAGCAAGTCGTGAACTTAGAAATGTAGGTAGAACATCAAGTCGTGGGCATGAACTCACTCCATCATATTTAGCAGGTCTTGTTAAACAGCACATGAATCAAGATATGTTCAAAATGACATATGGTGGATACCAAAGCCCTGAACATGAAAAAGACTGGGATGTTTTAAGTTCAGTTCTTCCTAGTTATGTATCAGCAATATTTGATCCTGAAAACAAGGATATACATGTAAGAAATGCAGCTACATCATTAAATAGTCTTTTACCAGATGCAGGGTTTGGTGATACTATAAAAGCATATGAGGAACAGGACAAAGTAGAAAATGAAGATAAAATGCAGGATGCACAAAGTATGTCATATACTGGTTTTAAAAGAATATACCCAGAATCTTCACAAGAACAATATAGCCAATTAAAAGAACAAGGTATTAACGGAAGAGAGGTTGATACAACAAGGCCTGGAGAGGGTACTATTTCAGAACAGAATAAAACAGGTGTGCCTTATCCTACTTGGGCTGCACAGCAACAATCACAAGGCAAACCATCTTCTTATCAGGATTGGCTAAGTGCTAAACCAACAACCGGAGGTCAAGCTGGTGCAAATGCAAATGCGACTACTACACCAACTGGGCAAAATGGAGAACAAGCTGGTGCTTCTGTTGGAGCAGACGATAATACAACTTTGGCTTTACAACAATTAGATGCTGCTGTTGCTAGTGGATTACTTAACCAAGATACTGCAAGTTTATTTAAAACAGTTGTAAGGAATTGGGATGTTAATAAGGAATTGAATATGGATAATGTTTTAAAAGAATTTGATACTATTTCTGAAAGTACAATTTCACCATATTTTGCAGAACAAGCGGATATTTTTAAAAAGGATGTTCAAACTGCTTATGGTAATTTGGAACAATCAAGATCAGAGGAATTAGAAGCTCAGGGAATACAGGCAGGAGAAAGGATTGAGGGTACTCAGGAGGATTTGGCTAGACGAGGTTTAACTTTCAGCTCAGAGGGTGCTAAACAACTTGGTACTGAATCAGCTTTTGGTGGTAAAGTGCCATTTGGAGGTGAAAAACCAGTTGGAGAAGGATTAGTGCCAACTCAAAATAGATTAATATCATCCGGTTCACAAAGATCTTATCAGCAAGCTATTGATACTCTTGGTAGGCAGGCAGAGAATACTTTAGGACAGAATAACCTTGTACAAGGCTTTACTCCTAGAGGTGTTTCACAAGGTACAATAGATCAAAATAAACAAACTGCTGAAGCTAATGTACTTTCTGGCTTAGCAGGTCAGCAAAGACAAAATTTCGATTATCAGAAACCACTTAATTTTAATTTTTAATGTTTAACTTCAATATATAATATGGCTAACTTAGAAGCATTAGAAGCATCAAGAGCAGCACAGGAAGCAAGTGGTTTTAGTGAGCCAACTGCACCTGCTAGAGATCCAAGCAGGGAAGCTACTAAAATTAATGAGCTTGGCCTTGATCCATCCCAAATAACTCCTGATATTGAAAAGGATTTGTTTGAAGCTACTTATTCACCTGATGAATTAAGTGGTTTGACTGATTATAAAACTTTGGTGAAAGGCCAAAGCAAATTGGCCGGACAGGCAGGTACAGCAATGGGGGAAGCTCAAGCTGCTTATACTGGATTTAAGCCCGAACAAATGATGGGGGTACTAGAAGATGCCTTGAGGACTAAAACAGACGTAGGGGCACAACCATTGGGTACTAGCGAGCTATTTAAGGATGCTGGTATACCACAAACAGGTGTAGCAGGTTTTACTACGCTTATGCAGTCAATGGATCAAAATTCCAAAGCTATGCAAGATAGATATGGTAGTTTTACTAATGTTCTTGATAAAGCTGGTACATTTGTAAGTGAGGAATATAAATCCTTAGCAAATAATTATGAATTTGCCATAAATCAGTATAATGAAGAAAGAGGTCGGCTTGATGGTATGATTAGTAATATTGTACAACAGGAGCAAGCAATGGCTTTAGTGGAAAGAGAAGTAGATTTGTTTAAGGAAAAGGAAAATTTCTTAAGAGGCCTAGAACCTACAGCATCAGAAAAATTAGATGCTCAAGAAAAGGGTTACACTTATGTTAATGGTGATTATGTACCTACAGGTAGTTTTGAAGGCATGTTTGCTGATATTGGTGATCCTAATAGTGATTTATACGGAGAATGTGCTTATATGTCTAATAGAATTACAACTGGTGAATCTGGTGATGCACAATGGCTTGGTAATAGTTTTGAGGATAAAATAGGAAAAGTAACTCATTATGATAATCCTACTATTGGGGATAAGCTAGTTACTAAAAATAATACACAATGGGGGCATGCTAGTACAGTAATAGATTGGAATCCTGAAACAAGGAATGTACAAGTAGTTGAATGGAATAAAAAAGGTGATCACAAAATGGAAGTTAATGACTATAATATTGATGATTTAAGCAATTCTTATTCAGATACAGCTAGTGGTGAGGCTAATTGGGGTTTTGTTGAAGCTAATTTAAAGCCTGAGATAGCACAGAAATTGAGTGGAATTTCAGATGGTGGAGATATGCAATTTGATCAGAGTGTTATAGATTGGGGTAATCAAATTATGGAGGGTGAAGCTAAAATAACTGCTGTACCTAAAGAGTTAAGAGATGATGTAAATAGATATAATGAAGTTTTTGAAGATAGTATTCAGAAAAAAATAGATGATGGCACAATAGAAAAAGGAGGTATGAGTTATAATACATTACCACAGGAAAAACAATTAATTGCAGAATTAGCATCACAATATAAAGTTGATCCAGCAAAAGTAGAATCTATAAGAAGTGGTGCTAGATCAAAAATATTTGCTGCAGCAAGAGAGTTAAATCCGGATTTCGATCCTATTAAGTTGCCTGGTAAATACAAGTTTTATCAAAGTTATCAATCAGGTGATTTTTCCGAAAACATGAGAGTGGCCAATGAAATAGCTGGTGATTTGGAAGTATTGAATGAAAAAGCTTCAGCATTAGGAACTACTTGGTTGCCTAAGTGGAACGCTATTGAACAAACATTTAAAGCTGAAACAGGTAAGCCAGAAGTTAAAGCATTTAGAATTGTTGCTCAAGGTATGTCGCAAAAATTAGGTAGATTATTTAAGGGTGGTAAGGGTGTAGTTCCTGAAGCGGAGGCAGAAAGATGGTTAAAAGAGTTGGTTGAAAGTGAATCTCCTGAACAGATGAGAGCTTCTTATGCTGGTGTTATGGAATTGGTAGGAATGAATATAAGATCTATGAGAGAACAGTATGAAAGAACAATGGAAGAAACAATACCACAACCTATTTTTAGTGAAGAATCAAAAAGGCTTTTACTTAAAAATGGTATTGATTCAGAAGAATTTGATCCAACTACTGAGAGCAATGAATATCCAAAAGGTACAGTAGTAGAAGTGGCTGGTCAAAAATATTTATCCAATGGAGATGGAACCTTTAACCCACAATAAAAATGTCAATTACTTTAGCTGATTTACAAAAAAAGGGTGATATTAAAACAATATCTTTAGCTGATTTACAGAAAAAAGGTAATGTTAGTATAGTTTCTCAACCTAAACAACAACCACAAGCACAACAACCAGCACAACTACCTGAACAAATCCAAAAACCAGACTCTGGCAATTTTGTTAATAGATTTTTAAAAGCATCAAGACAAGCACGTCAAGAAGGAATAGACATAATGAATAGGGGTACTGAACAGCGTATCTTAGGAGATACTAAGCGTGAAAAGGCTACTGGCTTTCTTAAAGAAGTACAAGGTACTGTTAAGGGTACTGCTGGTGCTCCAATTGCCGGATTAGTTGCTGTTGCTGAACCATTAATAAAGTGGATTACTGGAGGTGGAGAAAAGTTAGGAGAAGATTTTAAATCAGGATTAAGTGCAATTATTCCTGATTTTATTGAAAATCCACTTAAAGAAAAGGCTTTAAAAGAAATTACTAAAGCTGTTGAGGGTGGGAAATTTTTATCAGATAAATTAGAACCAGAAACAAAAGAACTTATAGGACAGTCTGGATTAACAGCTGTACAGTTGTTAGATTTTATCCCATATGTAGAATCTTTTGCTATTGGAAAAGCTGTTGCTTCGACAACAGAAACTGTTGTTAAGGCTACTCCAAAGGTTGTTGAAGCAGTAAGCGAATCAATGACAAAATTAAGAACAGCATTAAAAGCTTCAAAAACACCAAAAAAAGATATTTTAGCGAGTTTAGACGAGGGAGTAATTAAAACTTTTGAAGCTGAACAATTGGCTGCTGAATATGGTATAGAATTACCAGCTTCATCTTTTGCATCTCCAGCAAAGGCAAAATCAGAACAAATATTGGCAGAGGGATTTTTTGGTGGTAAATTAAAAGCAAGAGCAACTAAAGCAGTTGATGATTTTACTAAAGTTGTTGATGATATACAAGCAAAGGCTGCTACTAGTGGTGAATTAGGTGAAGAAATTTTAACTAAATTCAAATCAGTAGAAACTGAAAGAAAGGCTGTCATTAAACAGCTTTATGATGATGTAGCTGAAATAGAAACTCGATTGCCGATCAATGAAAAAATTGTTATTGAAACCACAAATGCACAAAAATTAATTACAGAATTAATAGATAGAAAAAAAACAGCTCTTAAAACAGGAGTTGGCAGTCCAACTGAAATAAAACAATTAAAGGCAATGCAAAAGGGGTTAAAAAATAATAAAGATTTAAAAACAATGAGGGCAGCTCTTCAAGAAGTTGGTGATTTAGCTAATTTTGATTCTTTTGTGCCAACAACTAATGAAAAATTATTTAGAAAATTATATGGATCATTAAAAAAAGATATTGATAGTGCAATTACAGCACAAGTGCCAGAACTTGGTGAAGCATTAACAAGTGCTAATAAGGCATTTTCAGAATTTGAAACATTAAAACAAAGACCTTTTGTAAAAAGTATTCAAAAGTTAGGTAAAGCAGGTGATGTAGATACCATAGCTGATAGATTGACGAAAACAAAGGTATCTACTAATGAGATTGAACAAATTTATTCTACACTTGGAGCAGAAACAACAGAACAGATACAAAGGAAAATAATATCAGATATTTTAGAAAGTGCAAAATCTCCTAATGTTGGATTCAAACCAGCTGGATTTTCAAAACAATTAAAATCTATAGGAGATGAAAGACTGTCTGCCTTATTAGAACCAGAACAAATTAAACAATTAAAAAACCTAGATAAAATAAATCAATTAATAGCAAAAGGAACTGCTGTTAGTAAAGGAAGTCAAACAGCATTAATTCAACAAGTAGTAAGAATATTATCTGCTCCGGCCACAGGTGGAACTTCTGTATTAGGAGAATGGATTATGGCTAGAGTGTTTAACAGTAAAAAAGGACAATTGTGGCTAAAGGGATTAAATAAAAAAACAGTGGAAGCTTTGAAAAAAGCTAAGGTTAAATCAAAAATAGATGCTACAAATATTGTTAAATAAAGCTTTCACACTTTATAACTTAATTTAAATATTATGATTAAATATTTTTCTCAACTTGATCCTAGTTGGGCTAGAAAAACATTGGGTAATACAATTTATACAATAATGAATTGGGGGTGTGCAAATACTACCATCTGCAATGCCATCCAAAAAATCTATAAAGTTTTTGATTTTTCTCCTAAACATGGGGCAGAATTATTTAAATATACGGATGATGGGAAGATAATACATGATTCTATCAAATTTAAGGATATGAAAACAAAGCGTGTATGGGGTAGGCCTGATAATAAAACATTTATTGAATATGCTAATAGCGATAATAAAGCAATAGGAGTAAGAATGGCTTATAACCCACAACATTGGATATTAGTTACTGGCTGGACTGTATGGTGGAAATTTTGGTTTTTAGCAGCAGATCCATATTCTTATAATCCGGTTACAAAGACTTGCAGAATTGTAAGAAAATTAAAACGCAATATTGATGGAGCATTTTTGTTTAGCAAGCCAAAATAAATGTGTTTATCATTAAAAGATTAATATTCTGTTACATTTAATGTACATTTCTTCCCTTATTTTATCTATTATTTCTGGGGTTATTTTTCCATCTATAATTAATTGTAAGTAATGTTTACTTTCTTCTGCAATATCACGAATTTCTGGACTATAAACAGCATGGTTTTGTAAAGCTATTACAATACTTCTCATTTTATTCACAGCGTTTACATAACTATATGCCCTATCATCTACTACCTCTCTTACTAGATTTTCCATATCTATTGGTTGTGGTTTTTCCATAATCTTATTGTTAGTTGGTATTGGTTAAGCGTTATTAGTATGTGATACATTGATAATCATTCCATTTGAAACATCTACACTTTCACCTTTGATTAATGTCCCATCGCCCCTACTCTTTGAGTGATAAGTGATTGTATATACCACATTGTTGTGATATGGATTATCATCAAATACAAGTTTTACAACTTCCTCATACGAGATTTTGCAAGTATGCCATTTTTTAGATTTTGTGTTTACAATAATCTCAATACCTTCCTCAACAATTTCTTCTACAACTTCTTTATATCTGCTGGGTAGTAATAGTACTGGTTCATTTACATGGATATTAAACATAACTGGTATACCATGCAATTTTGCGATTTCGCTTATGCTTTTTTTAAATTTATTTACGTCTTCCATAATCTTATTGTTAGTTGGTAAGGTTATTTAAATTTTGAAGGTCTTAAATTCTTCTCATGCAACTTCCCAAATCTCAAGGCTCTTATACGTTCCTCAACTTCTAGGTTTAAATCTTCCTCATTTAGTCCTGATCTAGTATAAGTAATAATTTGAGCAAGTTCATTTAGATTGTCATTTTCCTCTGTTAAAAGTAAATGCTCTTTGTGTATGCCCATTGTACGCATAATATTATCTCGTCTTTCAAGGACTTCATCTCTGAGTTTTTCAGTTTCATTTGATAGGGTTTCTAATTTCATATCATTATAATTACCACCATTCCGACTGCAAACATGAACCCAAATGCAAATCCGATGGTGAAAGGAAATAAAATATTCATGATTTTTTTATAGGTTTTGGGTTAGCACATCCTTTACATATAATTTTGCCATCTGCACGTTCATATAGTGGTGATCCACATTGGCAGAACTTACCAGAAAAAATTAATGAATGGGATGGTGGGCTTAAAATTACACCTTTTTGTATATATGCAGGTAGGACATATTTAAAGCTATTCATAATATTAAAATTTAAAGTGTTTATTTTGAGAATGTCTTTTGTAATATCCATAGAAAGCTCCTGGTCTTTTTTTGAATACTTCATAACAATATTCAATCTGCTTTCTCCAATCATTAAATTCATCTGAATCTATAAAATTTGAGTGCCATTGATAGTTAAGTTGGCATAATCCATAATCATAATATCCATTAGCTCCAATAATATTTGATCTCCTATTAGGATCTATCGTGCCATTTTCAGCCCTTAACGTGTAAAGAAAATCTTTATTATTACTTAGCCTATAAGCATATCTCATTATTTCATTCTGAAATGCTGAATGATCAGGCATTGTAACTTTGTGAATTTGCCATTTTAAGACTGTTTCAGGCGGTAAAAGATTAAATGTAAGTATTTCCCCATTCTCATCTGTTATGTAGCACTCAGGGCTATTAGCACAATAATCATCAGCATTTACATCTTCTACTATTTTGAATATCTCAGGATGAGCCAATTCTTTTAATTTTAAATCCTGATCTGTTGTCTTTAGGTCGCATTGCCCCAATACAAGTAGTGCGAGAATTATAAATATTATTAAGATCATTTGATCGAGTTTTGTTCGTTTCATTTTTATTTTTGTTATTTAATAAGTGGTCGGTGAACTCTACAACTGAATGTGTAAGTAAAGCTCCTATTAAGCAGAAAGCCATTAGCCATACTGCTAGTAAAAAATTTGTCATTTTTGTTTTTGGTTATTTGATATTTGTTTTTGGCTCGTGTCAGAGCTGTTTAAATATTATTAGTTAGACCGGCATGGTTTTTCACAATGCCGACCTTAAAATACTATTTACTTAACCATTTGCCCACTTCAGCAACACGAGTAAAAAATCGTGATGTGCGTGTTTTAGCCCTTATAGACTTAATTTCATTGTCAGTAAGACAATTTACATTAGTATTTCCCAATGATGTGATATACCTTCCATCACAAACAAAGATTGTGCTCTTTGCTGATGTTAGATATAAATAGCCACTTTCTGATTCAGCTCTATAGCCATTGTCAAAGTGATCTACTGCAAAAGCTGATGGAACAAAAGCTAATACAGCTATTAAAGTGATTAAAAATTTCTTCATGTTATAGAAATTATGAAATAAATTATTTAAGTAGTTGTTTATATTGTTATTATAGCATATCATATAATAAAAGTCAATATTATTAATCATTATATATTACTTCTACGTCATTCTTTTGTAATACCTCTTCCAATCTGTTCATAGCTGTTTCCGGTATATGACCTCCTTTTATCCATTTTCTTATTGTATCTGTACCTCTAACCATTTGCCTGGCTAAATAGTCTTTTGTGATCCTTCCATTAGTTTGATCAATAGTAGCTTTTAAGTTTATTGTTTTTGGCATTTGATTATAAGTTATTGATTATTGCTTCCAACTGTTCTTCTGTTGGTGGTGGGGGCGGTGTTTCGATAAATTGTTTAGTAAAGTCAATTGCTTCTTGGTGTCCTTTGCATACTTGGGCTACTACCCCATTACAAGAGTTAAGATCGGCAATCCATATTTTTTGCTCAGGGCTTGTTACACCTCCTTTTTCCTTTTTCATTTCTATAAATAGAATTTGTCCTTGATTATTTTCTCTAAGCTTGGGTGGGATCACTAGCACTAAATCAGGTAATCCTTTTACTACTCCGGCCATTCTATTTTGGTTTATGGCTTTCCAACTATCTGTAAATGTTGATTGAGCAATAGCACATACTTTTATTCCCTGTTCTCGTGCCCATTGCACAAATTTTGCTTGGTGCTTTAATTCTGATAATGGTTTGTTTGGATCTAATTTCATGATACTTGATTCATAAATTTTTCTAATTCAGGATCTTCCTCAACCTTTTCTGCTACACTCTTATAAGCAGTATTTTTACTTACTTCCGGTGCTATGGCCTTTCCATATTTAGCAGCCTCAGCACGTTCTTTCATTTTTTCTTGAGGTGTTTGGTATTTTTTGGCCTTAGTGCCCAATATATCCTCAGCCTGTTTGGCCATTATATGCTTACAAGTTTGTTTAGTACCAAACTTAAATGAGGGGCAAGAGCAGACTGGTTTTCCATTCACCTCTATAATTGTGTAATCACCAGTCTTGCCTTTAATCTTGCTTGTTTTTAAGTTTAGTCGCTTTTTTTTTCAGCATCTTCATCCTCAAAAGGAGCTTCTTCATCCTTTTTAGATTTAGGTTTTTCTAATTCTTCAATAGTTATTACATTACAATATTCATTACCATTTGTAGCTTCGGTAATCTTAGTTGTAAATTTAACTATTTTATCTTTCAACGCTTCGGTATCAAATTTACCTTCAGCCTTATCAAGCTTAATGCCTGCAATTACCAAAATCTGATCAAATGATTCAAATCCTGGAGTGAAGAAAGATTTAAAAAGTGTTCCATCTTCTAATGTGAATTCCACAATGAGCTTATCTGCTCCATTGGGATTGTTATAGATGCTTACTGCATGTATGACTGCATTATAATCACCATCTGCAATCATATTTGTTGCACCTCTTGTGTAAGGAAATTCTGCCATATAATATGGGGGTTAAGAATTATAAAATTATTTTAGCATATTTTCTATTTCTTTAATTCTGTTTGTGCCTTTTGAAATGCCAATTTTCAATTTCTCTTGCATTTCAGGATCTATTTCAAATCTATGTATGATCAGGGATTTTGTAAAATTTGGATTGTATGCAACGAATACGCAATACTTTCTTTCACATATCAACATTTGCATTTGCATTTGACATATATATTCTTTTTTAATGCCATTAATTCCTAATACCATTAGTTTTAAGAAGTTTTTATCATTTGGGCACTTCACCTCCACCATGCCCTCTTTATCGTCAATAAACTTATCAGGTGAGCAACCTGCACACCCATCATCTGATGATACAAATCCAACTGTTTCAGTTTTTACTTTTGCTTCCATTTCATACATATCTATAGCTTGAGATTCAAGCTCATTACCTCTTTCCATATCTTCATTACTATAACTTTCAGGTTCAGCAAATGAGAACTTTCTAGCCATAGTGTCTAATACTACTGTTTCAAGGCCATCCTTAGCAACACTAATTGCATAAGCATTAGAAGCTGTGAGCTTTCCAGCTCTCAATTCGTGCCATTCAGGTGTATTTTGTTCAATATTATTGTGGATCTTCATGACTATTTAAGGTTATAGGTTGCTATCTTTTTATAAAGTATTTTTGTAGTTTGAGTAGTGATTACATGAAAATCATCTTGAGTTTCAGTAGTACATCCATTATCAGTTAGAAATTTGATATATTCATCTTCCTTTTCAAGTTCAGCTTGCTTCTCAGCTTCTGCTTTCTTTTCTCTTTCTTCTTTATCCTCAGCTTCAATTCTTTTTCTTTCATCTTCTTCTTGCTTATCAATTAGATCTTGTTTTTCCTTTTCAGCTTTCTCTTCAACTTCTTTAACTGCATCTATTTTAGCTTGTTCAGCCTCTTCTGCTTTCTTTTTGGCTTCCTCTTTGACCTCCTTTGCCTTTGCTTTTCTTTCTTCTTCAGCTTCTTCCTCAGCTTTCAATCGTGATTCCTTTTTAGCATCCTCAATTGACTTAGCTCTAGCAACTTCCTCTTCAGCTTCTATTATTTTTCTTTCTTTTTCCTCAAGGTATTCAGTCTTTTTTTCATTATAGAATGTTGTAAATTCTTCAGGTGATAATAACAATAATTCAGCATCAGAAATTTCTACACCAATTTCTGCAAGCCTTTCTTTTCTTTCCGGTAGTAATTCTTGCCTTTCAGCAATTACTTTTTCCTCATCAATTTTAATTTGCTTTCCTAGTAATTCATTTTCAACAGGCTCAATCAATTCAATCAATTCTTTTTCTTTGGATATTACAGCCCTTTGAAAATCCAAAGCTTCTTGTCTTAATCCCTTTCCTGTTTTTTGTAGTTCTACTCTTACTTTTTTTAGATCCTTTCTTGCTTCATCTACTGCCTGATATCCCTCTTTATCATCAACTCCTTTGATTGTAAGGGCTTTATATTTATCAGCTAGTGTTAGTAGTTCAGCTTTTTTTGGAGAGAACTTATCCATGCTTAATTCAGTCATTTTTAGGTTTGTTAGGTAGTAAAAATTCATTCATTGGTAATTTGTGCCATCCTGTTGTGTGCCTATCATCATTATATTGATATACACCCCCCTCTTCAGTTAGTCCATATAGTACATGAAGTATATCTCCAATTGCATTTATAGCTGTACCACACGCTATCTGCTTGAATTTAAGATTATTTGGCATCTTCTTTGGGGTTAGATTCTAATTCTTTTTTACGATCAGTAACAGCTTTACTAAATTCTTTACCTCTTCCCTCATTTTTCTTCCAATACTTTTTAAGCTCATCCACAGTTTCGAGAGCTTCAAGCTCTTCTTTGTACTGGCTTTCAGGCTCTTCAACATCTTCCATATCCTGAGTTACAAAATCTGAAGAACCTGTTGATGTAATAGTGCCATCAACCATAGCTCTTTTTTTAGCCATTTTAAGAACAGTATTAAACTGATCTTCTTTTTTAGGATTTTCAATTTGAGTTTCTTCTTGCTTCTCAGTTTCAGGATTAAATTTTTTAACTTTCCTATATCTATATTTTGATTCCATTGAAGAACAACTACCTACACCTTGAGCTAGTTTCATGCCATCAGAATTTCTAAACATTGAGCAAGTAACTATATATTCAACATGGCCATCAGGTAAATCTATTCTTTCAACCTCATACTCAGGATGAATTCCAAAGCATAAAGCTACTATTTCAGCACCAGCCTTATATAGAGTTCTCTTTTTTGTGCCAGGAATAATACCATAATGCTCTTTGTCCTTTAAAACATTTTTCATTAACTCAGTAAGTTGAGCCTTTTGTAAAAGGATTTCTTCAACTGAAAGACCTGTATTTTGGGTTTTGGTTGTTAGCTCTTGATCATCAGGCATGGTATTTTGGGTTATTGGTATAGTTTATTATCAATATCTTCAATTGGTGATTCATAATCCTCATCCATCAAATCAAAAGTAGGATCGTCTGCTCCGGTATATTCTCCATCTTCGTTGTAACCTTTTGGGATGTTGGACATATTGTTATAGTTATTGATTGTCTAGGAATCGGGTAATCTATTTTGCCTATTGGCTAGATGGGATTCCTTTGACTGCATGAGAATAATATCATAGATTTTAATAATAAGCAAGGGATATTCATGTAATTAGCCCTTTTTTCACTTGACACAATTTTAATATATGTTATCAACTATTAACATATTCACACGAATTACACCACTTTTTCTTTCTATTGGTTTTGTAATTGCCACAGGCATCACATATATCCTTTTGATTCATCTTATCCAGCTCCTCATCATCTTCTACTGATGTTTCATAAGTGTGATTCATATTTTTGGGGTTACTTGATGTTTGAAGCATAAATCCCTACCCCTTATTAATTGACTGGCTCTCTGTTGCCTTTGACTGATTCTTTGCCCACAATCCTCACAGAATATGGTAATAGTATTTTCAGTTTTGTTTAACCGGATAAGTTCTGTTAGGGCTTTTTCTTCTCCACCATGCTTTTCAATAAAGACTGTCAATAGCTTCCGGCCTGAAATTTTTACGAGTTCAGGTTTCTTTTTTATCATAAAGGGATGCAGAATCCACCACTCGAAAAGCAATCTACGTCTATTGTTCATAATATTCTATTACCTTTACTTGAATTACAGGATCGACATAAAGGTTGGATGTTAGTGATAAAATTAGTTCCTTTTTTTGTTAGAGGGATAACATGATCTCTAGTAAGTTTCATATCAGGATATTGTCCACGATATACTCCACATCTACGTATTTCTGAATGTGTCGGGCAAGGTGGTGAACTCCAAATAAAATCATACTCTTTATAGTGGTCTAATAGGTATTGGTGAGCATCAGTTACAATTATTTGGTCTTTAGGAAAGAAGTCAGAATAAATCTTAGCTATATCTTTATCCCACTCCACAGCAGTTATATCGTGTCCTTCCCATAGTTTTCGATTACCGCCCAGACCACTATAAAGATTTAAAATAGATAATTTCTTTTTTTTCTGCATATTTTTTGTATTTTATTAAAACAATTTTTACAATAACTTTGTGCTTTTTTGTTACTAAATGTATGTTTTTCTTTTATATTCCATTTTTTACATTTAATACAAAAATATTCACCTCTATCATTTGGTAATATACATCTTCTTGGTTTTATCCCATTTTTTCTTGCATTTATGTTCCATTCTTGTTTAGCACATTCCATACAAATATGGCTAGGTGTTTTATGTTTTAATGTTTTTCTTTTATAGAAGCTATCTAGTGGTAATAACTTTTTACAAATTTTACAAGGTTTTAAAATCCATTTACCATTTTTTTTAATCCAACCTGCGTGTATTCTAAAGTGGTCTGACTGAGTTACAAGCTCTAAATTATCAATGTGCCAATTTGCTTTATCCTCATCTATATGATGGAGTTGATAACCTTTTGGCTTTTTACCATATCTTTTTTCCCACACTAAGACGTGTACTTTTTTGTTCTTTCCATTGACCCACACTGTTGCATAGCCCTTTTTATCGAGCCATACTTTCTGACCGCAGTATAAGTTCAGTATCTTCATATTAATTATTAACAAAATCTAAAGCTGCCGGATGAAAACTAATCAGTTCCGGTCTAAAATTTTCCACATATAAATTTTCCATATCTCTTGCCCTTGATAGAGCCACATAAACTTGAGAGTGAGTAAATATTTTGTTCAAATCACAATACACTTTATCCAGGCTCATGCCCTGAGCTTTGTGGATCGTGATTGCCCATGATAGCCTTAATGGTATTTGGCCTATTTTAGCCACCTCAACCATTTGTCCATCTTTCTGTTTTTCTATTGGCATATATTCTCTTTTAACAATTATATCTTCTCCATTATCAAATCTCACCAATATCTTATTATCCATAATATCCATAATTGTACCCGTGCTACCATTGGCCACCCCTAAAGCTATATAAGTATTTTTAAGCATCATTACCCTTGATCCTTTCTTTAAATCAACCTTTCTTTGTATGAGAGAATTTTGGAAAAACCAGTTTATTTCGTATTGATCCCCATCTGTAGAAGCCCAAAATTCTTTTAATGGATCTTTTAGCTCTTCCAATTTTGAGTAATTGATATTATCACATTCTCTATTTGTAGGGTAAAGCCTCACATAATCTTCATGAGGTCTATCTATACAACATTTGGCTTCAAAGCTTTTAAAATCACTATAG